GCCTCTCACGCGTGCGCAACAAATAGCGGGTTCCCTTGGAAGGTACTCCGAGCACTAAAAGAGCGAAAAAGCGTTGTCATTAGCTTAAACTGTAATTAAATCCAACCACCCAGTAACAAAAGACCAATTAATGATTTTTCGTGTTCTTTTTTCCAACCCATACTTTGTAGTTTTATAGTAAAACTGCAAGTGAGTTGGAAACCTGAGTCAAAGTGGCACTTCACTGAGTTCTAAACCGGATAACCTCCGGCGTAGCTCTCCGAGTAGCTTCACAAAGGCGTAAGTGCCGACTTTGTCGATACTATCATCCGCAGCTAGATATGCTTGAAGTTTTTCGAACTTGTCCACAGGGAATGTGAATGTTCCTCCAAGGCTGTTGGTCAAGAGACTTAGCCCTTCGACTTTATTTGTTTTCTTCTGCATATCATTATACATGCAATATTGCACGAATGTCCTGAGTCTGTCTGGGTTTAGGGTTTCAACTGTAAGGTTTGCCATGCTTCAATTTAAATAAGGCTTTTTAGTTACCTCTAACCATAAATTGTTGTTACATTTGGTGCATTAAACGCAAAACCTGGAGTTCCTGCACCGGCAGAGCTTGCACCAGAGGCGAAATTAGTTGCGCCGCCTGGATAGGGCTTTCCGGATACAAAAAGTTTTTTTTTCCCAGTATTATCAACTACACTCATAGAGTATGCTCCTGCATCCCAGACTAGATTAGGTTTAACATTAATTGCAGAAAGGAGAGCGTTATCAGCTGCATCAACATATGCTTTGGTTACAGAAGTAACTGCAGTTATGTCAGTGACCACTTGTGTGATATTTACCTCTATGTTATCTACCGCATCAAAATTTGTGCCAGATGTATAAAGCCTTCCAGTTGTTGAAGTTACTGGCTTAAACTTTAACATATTGGCAGAAAGATATTCTAATGTAGGTAGGGTAAAAGCAACTCCATCAATTTTAACCCTCACAAATCTATTTGTAGTATCCCAAGACGCAATTGTGTCCTCATTATCTACCAAAGTAATTAGACTGTCAACTTCTGTCTTGCTGTAAGCTAGTGCAGTGGACATTTTAGTGTCAATCAAGGTATTTAAACCAGCAACAGTATAAGTAATCATTTCCACCCCATCAATTCGTAACTTAATAAATTCTGCTCTTGCGGAGCCAGTTGCAACGTTAGTTGAACTGGAATCCTCAGAATCCATTGTTATTACTGTCTGGTTCAGTTGTGTTATGCTTGCATCCATCGCAGCGATTTTGGCATCTAAAATACTTGGGTCTGTGATTAAAGTTGCAATTGGTATGTGTGCTATTGAGACAGTATCATAGTTTGTTCCGGCCGTAAATAATGTTGCTCTACCATTGTTGAAATCCTTAAGTTTAAGCATGTTCGTACTTATGTAGTTCATAGAAGGTAAATTGACTGTGTATCCATCCACTGTTAATTTTACAAAGCGACCAGTGCCGTCGGAATCTTGGGCATTGACGTCTGCATCTACCAACACTATCTTGGAATCAATTTCAGTCTTGGTATAAACAGTAAGAAGTTTGGTGTCCACTTGGGTTTTCGTATATGTTGTATTAATTACGTCTGTAAATTTTGTGTTAACATACGTTGAAAGATTGGTGTGGCTTGTTAATAATGCTGCGTATTCAGAATCTGTAACATTATCCGTAACTAAGTCAGCAACGGTTCCGCTTAAAACAATTATTTGGCTCGCTTGCGCGGCCACTTTGGTTTCAAGGGCGGCCACACGTTCGAAAAGCGCGTTGGTGGCTGCGTGTAGCGAGTCAACGGTTTCCTTTGTAGGAACATCATCCCAAAAATCAATGCTACTCTGCTTTATAGTGGCAATAGTTGTTATAGTGGCTTCTTCATTGTCATGAACTGTATCTTGGAGTAGTTGTTGCTGTGCTTGTAGGGCTTGCACTAGCCTTTTCATCTGAAGCATTAAAGAAACAGGCCCGCCATGGCGGTGCCCACATCAATTGCCCCCTGCATAGTGAAGAGGGACTTAGGGTTCTTAACATAACCCATTATGGAGTTTGCGGCTCCGGTCATGCCAAGCACGGAATCAGCGCCACTAATGATCCGCTCAAGCCACCCTTTGGACTTGATTGTGTTGTTGCTCCCTGGAAGAAGCATTTTTGTACTCAACATCTCTGAGAGGGCGGAGCCAGCCTGATGAGTTACCCGTGGAGTGGAAAACGCATGGTGACCGATGTGGTAGTACTCTATGTGTGAACATATTGTTATAATAACTGGGATTGGGTGACCTCCAGTGATGAGAAATCGGCCTACATCCGCGTGGTTAGTGGCGATTGTTGGCTGCAATGAAAGCGGCATTCCTGCAGCCCACATAAGCTCTTCTTCAGCATGGCCAGTGGCACTTGTGTAGGTTGGATAGCTTACGGGTCTGAAGTCGTGTTCTGGGGGTTTAATGAATTGTACTGTGTTTTTCATCCTTGTGTGGGAAACAGCCATTTCAACTTGGTTATTGCAAGATCCCCATGTTCCATCAAAAATTCCAGCTTCGTTCGTTTGATCATCTGGGTCTGTGGGAAAGTGAAAAATCACCCCACCAAGATCTTGGGCGACACCAACATATTCCAATCTAACCTCAGCGCATACGATCCTAGCCATAGAGCCAAGAGGTACGGTGTGGTTGTTTGGGTCAGTTATGTCTCTCCCACCATTTAACAAAGTTACTTGGGTGCCGGATTTTGATACAATATATGGGTCTCTAGCATCGTTGAATACTATAAACACCTCAGTTTCGACAGCACCACCTGGGAGGAATGTCATGCTATATGTTGCTTTTCTCTTTTGAACCGCTGTTGAACGTGGCCCATCTCCGAAGCACCCTTTTGTAGGGGGTGCATCGAAAGGGTTTAAAACCGCGTGGGTTACTGCAGCCAGTGGTCGTAGATGGGAGGCCGGTGTGGCCTGCTTTTTCATCATTACTTTCACTTTTGGCGGTTGTAAACGCACGGGTGCGAGTAGTGACCTTCGTTTGGTTTTGCCTACTGTCTTCAGCTTCGATTTTACGGTTATTTTGCGTTTGGGAGCCATCTTTACCACAACAGAAGAAGTTGAAATAAAACTTTGGTTCAATTATGGTGCAATTTAAAAGTCGCTTTTTAAATACAACTTCTAGTAGACCTTGAGACCAGTGTAGATTTCAACGCACTTGAGATCGCTTGGGCGTTGCGATAATGCGATTTTGATTGCCTCTTCAGATCCTTTCATAATGTATTCCCTCTCTAGGTAATCCATGTACGTCTTGAGCTGCTCCCTTGCCTCTTGGTTGGTCCAATTGTTGAGGTAGTGGCTGCAGGCTGCGGCGTAATCTTGGAATGGGTCACCCTTTGATTTGTGTCTGAGTGAGGAAAAGGCTTTGGATGCGTCAACCGGCTCTGGGAGCATCAAAGCACCATAACGCTTGAACCTGCAGCTCAGGAACTCCATGTCCTCTAGCTTACAGAATCCATCTTCTTGTCTGGGTATGTCACAGGTGACTCCCCATCCGAGCTCCTTGACATATTTGGTGATTGTCTCGAAAGTCATGATTTTCTTGAACTTGGGGGAACACGTGAATGTGTTGTCATCCCCGTAAAGGGCTAGCTTCATGTTGGTGTGGAATTCTTCGTAGCTAGGAGTGCGGCTGTTATCTTGGCACCAGCGAATGTAAACGTACACGTATGCAACGTTCAAGTTCATGGTGTTCAAGTTTGCAGTGACATTGGTGCCACTTGGGAGGCCGTTCTCTTTGCTTACTACTTCACCGCCTGGTAGCTTGACCGATCCTTTCATGACGTTGTATTTGAACCAGATGACGTTGTCGTCGAATCGGTCCGCGAGAAAGCCCTTGTCGTCAATGAAACTTTTGAATATGTCGAGTGATATGAAAGACAATCTGGCTTGAGTTTTGGTGTCAAAGCCGATCATGTCCAACGGGAGTCCATCCCACCATCCGGCGCCTAGCTTGTTCCAAAGAACGTGCCAGCCGAGATAGTATTTCACAATGCCAATCTCACTGTTGTGCTTTCCGTGTGACTTGTTCATTTTCTGCATGACGTCCAAGAACAAGCAGTTACCTAAGAGTTTTGCTTCTAGCGGAGTCCCCCAGATGGTTCTGAGCTTTCCGACCTCGATTTTCTCCTTTGGTAGCAACTCGTCTTTGGGAAACATGTTGAACATTGACGGGGGTAGGTAGCTTGAAGCTTGGCTGATTGAGTAAAAAGCGTCTTCAAACCATTCCTCGTTGTCAAGTAAAGCATCTTCAGCGGTTGGGTACTTCAAGTTCCATGGGAAACCGGGGCTACTATCAAACCTAACGTCTGGGTGAGCTATCACTTCCTCAAGGCTCATGACTCTGCTGCCCCCAAGATAAGGTCTATAGTGTTGTTGCACATAAGACGCTGCAATGGATAGCGCGAGTTGTTGCTGTGAGGTGAACTCTTCCGACGGAGTGTCGTACTTCATCAAAGTTTTGCACAATCTTTCTTGGTTTAGTATAGCCATACCGTAGTTGTCTGGGAACGCATCATGTCGGTCCCCAAAACACTCAGCATAGGTGTCACTGTCCCGAAATTTGGTGCCTACCATTCCCCCCCTTCCAAACCTAAACTCGTGTTCCAGTCCACCACCTTTAAATGGTAGCTCTACAAAAGTCTCAGGTTTTACTGGTCCGATGGGTGGCATTCTCTTTGCTAGTTCTTTTGGGTAGCCCATTATCCATTCATAAGGTGTGAGAGAATTGCTCAAACCGTTTGTCTTGATCTTCCATTTTAGCTTTGTAGGCAAGGTCGGAATGACCTTTGGGGCTCTTACTCCTTCGCCAAAAGGTTGCGAGTTGCCCTTGATAGCCTCGGTTTCACTGATACCCAAGGGTTCTGGTTGGGCGTCTGTTCCTGTGCTCTGGATCCGTTCTCGCCCTGACTGGATCCACTCGCGTTTTTTGCATCAGGTTTGGAGTCTTGTTTCTCTTCCACCTTCTTCGCTTTCGCGGCCTCGACAGTTTTTGCGTATAGTCTTTTTGCATGTAGCAGTGCCTCGGGGCTTGGGCATTCTGCGTCCATACGGGTCTGCTTGTTCAGCTCAACGACTGGTTCTTCAACAACAGCCTTGAGTACAGGGGTTGGTTGCACTTGCTTGGCAGCTGCGCGAACTTGTTGCTGGTTCCAGGCACACACCGCTGTGTTGGTGCGTGGGGTTCCGTACATGTGATAGCCTACGATCTTCCACACGTGGTTGAACTTGGCATACACTCTGCAATTGCAATCCCCATGCTCACCGCTGATGTCATAGCCGATCATTGGCACTTTTTCGTAGCCATCAAAGTCCAGTGTGAACATGGGCTCTGTGACGCTTCCTGTGCCAATTTCCTTACCACCTTGTGGGGTGAGGCCAACCATCATAAGCATGTCCTTGACTTTCAGCGAGTCAACCTCGGCTTTGCTGGCGATTTTGTAGCTGGTGCTTTTTCCTGGAAAGGGATTGGGACTGGATAGCATGTCTAGGCACGCCTCTCGCCTCACAGTTTTCAAAGGGATCCAGGTTTTGCAATCCTGGGAAACCTCGAAGTTGGCTGTGCTGACGTCAACAGTCTCACCCTTAGGTGTAACCTTTCCGGTGTAAACGTGGAGTGGGAAGATGAGCTCTCCGTTGATGATGCTACCTTGGGCTTCCCCGTTGGCGCACCTAACTCTGGCAGCGACATCAAAGTCCAGCCGAAACCCGTGTGAGAACTGCAAGCTTTCGCTAGGCGGCGCAGTGGTTCCCTTGTGTAGGGTGCCTTTTTGCTCACGGGGGTTGTACATCTCTCTTCCTCGGTTGTATCCACCCATGTCTGAGTAGTCTTCGCCTTCACTCTCGTTTGCTCTGAAATCCTCAAAGTAGTCGTCGTCAAGGTAAGCACCGAGGAACTCATCAAGCTCACCACCATTGTAGCTCCAACCTTCGTTGTCAATGAGCATGTCGTCGAACCATTCCATAAACTTGCCCCTGGAATCGAACTCTAGTCTCTTGGTGAAACCTTCGTCCTCCCAGACGGCATACGATAGGCCTGTCTCTTCGTTTGTGTAGATGCGATACTTGTGTCCTCCACCTTTCGATTTCTTCAACAGGTGTTTAAACCTGGACTTCTCTCTCTTGGCTTGGAGAGAGGGAGGCATTGGGAACACCTCACACCATGTGTTGAACTTGGTGGTGGGGCAATACCAGGAATCCAGCAGCCAGTAAAAGATGTTGCCGTTGAGGTCAACCTCCATGTCAATAGACACCAAACCGTCAGGTTTGTATCTAGACTGTAGGTTCATGCTCCTTCGGATTTCTTCTTGTGCGGCTGTTAGGTCTTCCATGCGGTTAATAAGCGAGAGGACATCTCCTCTGGTGTATTCCCGTCTGCATGCCTGGGCCATTCTGACTAGGTCTTGACCTTGAATCTTCCTGACCGGTCGCTGAACGGTGAGCCTTGGAATTTCAACACGCTCTTCAGGGAAAGCGGTGATGACTTCTGGCTGAGGAGACTCAAACGGTACTCTCGTCTGCGTAGTTGCTGGCTCTTGTTGTGGTTCTTCACCTTCAACGAGAGATGGAGCTGGGCTACGAGGCTCCAATAGCGGTTCTGGGTCTCTTTCGTTCTTCCACAGTTTCTTCATGAGGTTGAAATACCCTTGCATGTTTACCGAAGATTGAAGACTTTCGTCCATTGTTGGCATGAGTGGTTCTCCATCCTTGAAGGTGAGCTGAGCGACTAACTTTGGTTCTTCTGTTTCAGGGGTTTTCTCTTCCTCTGAGGCAGGTGCTGTGGGGTTCTCGGGGTAGAACATTTTCGTTACCCAACCTGTGCTGTTGAACAAGCTGAACTTCATTTTCTTTTTCCCTTGGTTGATTGGTGTTTCACTCTCTGTGACTGTTGTCACGAGGGGCTTCTCATCTTCTTCCAGCAAGAGTGGTGTCTCTGTCTCTTCCTCTTTCTTCTCGCCTATCGGCTCAAGGGCTGGGGTGGTGCTGAGCCTGTAGTTCCATGCAAAGTAAACCACACCAGCAAAGAGGAAAGTTAGTCCAACCTTGACAAGAGGGTTACCAAAGATGACTGCCAAAGAGTTTGTTTGAAAACCAAGTTCTTCTTTGATGATCTGGAACCTGGTCTTTTCTTTCAGGGTCTCTCCCTGTGAGCTGTTGTTCCTAGCGGTGTAGTTCTTGGGGTCAAAGTAAATTGCATACCACATGTTGGCTGCAGCTTCATCATTGATGCAAGCACCGTAAGGACTCTCGCCATCAAGGAACATGTGCCCGTCCTGATATACCGCTCTTCCTGTGTTCTCTGCGGGGTTGTGCAACTGGAACCATAAGTCCAAATGGAAAGGGTTGTAATCTTCAGCGATCCAGACCCGGTTTCCATCTAGGTATGGGTGTCCACCCACTACCTCTGCTCTGATGGTTGCATCTTCATATTCGTCGCTGATTGCCGTTAGTTTTCTTCTGGTGATGAACCATCTGGTGATACACCTTGGAATTGTGGGGGCACAGCCTAAAACTGTAAGTATGGTTGCATAGCTCTTGACAACCATGGCCCAAATGCTTGTGGCTTCGGCAGCCATTAGCACTTTTACCATGATTGTCCACATGCCGGCAAGTTTGAAAATTCTCCTGTCCAAGGTAAAGACAATGTTCAACGCAAGAACAAGGTTGCATGCAAGCAGCACGCAGCTCATCCAGTCAAATTTTTGCTTAGCTTGTAAAAATTGGTTTCTATAAAAGTCTTGAAGGTCGTTTGCTGTTAAGGCCACCCACTCACCAAGTATCACATTTACTTCATGTCGGAATAGGGCTAGTTGCTTATCGGTGATCCGATTCCCAATGCTCGCCCATGCATCAACAGAAGCCAATGGTATTAGGCTGAATTGTATCCTTTTGCTCTTCCTTGAGACTTTTCTTGCTACTCTTGTGAATGCTGGGATTATCCACCAGAAGAGTGTGACAGTGATGCTGTACGCTGTGAGCCCGTATTTCCAGCTTGTCTTCCACCACACAAAGGCACTGATCAGCCAAAGCAAAGTGTGCACGACGGCTTTGAACCAAAGGGGGTTTTTCTTAAAGAAAAATCTCATGTGACTAAGTAGCCACCACCCAATGTTCCACCAGCCAACCGTGAAAGTTGCGATGTTGTGAAATAGTATCC